TCATAGGAATAATGACTACTAGGATGGCCACAGGGAGGAAGGCTGCATTTTCGGCGCCCTTGAGAGATTCTGCAATCATCTGAACCGATTGTTGCCATTGCATAACTGCCTGCTCATATGCCAGCTGTTCAGGAGCCTTTTCAAATTCCTGAATCCTTCCTCCCTGTGTTTTTATAAAGTAAGAGAACATCGGAGCCAGATTGTACCCTGCTGCGATCTGAGGACTGGAGCCGATTACCTGCATCGCAACTTGCAGCGTATCTGAATTTACTAACTTATCAGAGGGTGTGAGGCCATCAGATACTTTAAAATCAAGCACAGCCTTTCGCAATTGAACTGGGTCGATTGTAACTGCCTGCTGAATATCGCGATTAAATAGAGATATCCCTCCCTGATACTGTAGTACATTGATCTTGAGAATCTCTTTCAGAGGGGTGAATACTTGAGACTCTAATAACATAGAAGTCATCTGATCGCGGCCATTGGCATTAGACATTACAGATTGGAATTCGTGCAGTGTCTTATTACCCTTTACAAACTGACCTTGTCGCACTGGATTCTGGCCTGTAATCACATTGGCGAATTGCATCAGTTGGGCAGACTCCTGCATTAGCGTGCCAGATTGGTCATCGCGGAATGGTATTGGATAATAAGCTTCTGCTACATTCTTACCATATGCTGCTGGGCGCACTGGGATCTTAGCTGCCGGATTCTCATTGTTTATATGGTGCTCTGAAATACGCGAGGGATCATAGATTCCACGATCAGAAATTGCGCGGCGACGTGCGGCAATTACAGAATTCCACATAGCTGATGTGATAGCCTGAATTGGAGCTACATTAGTTGCTAGACTTTTTGTCTGATATTCCAGTCCATCCTCAAGCGGCTGGGAGAATAGCATCGGAAGATAACCATGGGCATTCGTCTGGCGCTCAGCGTAGATCAGGACTGAGTGGTTTACGAAAATAAACTTCCATACCTGTGGAGTATTAGCAGCTGGTACTTTCAATCCGAAATCTGATGGAAGAATTTTCGCGTAGATGGTGGAAATCTCATACATATCTTTGTATTTGATTTTCTGATCTGAGCCGGAGATTCCTGCCCACGCCATCCAATTAGCTGAATTACGTGGATCTCGATCTAAAATGGCATCTGGGTTGATTTGTGGAATGTAGAATCCACCATCAGTTGCGAATGTAGATAACCCTGAAAATCCTAGGCCAGATTCAAATGCTGGAACTATGTTATCCACCATCTTATCAGGTAGAGATGCTATGAAAGACTTCAATTGGATCCGGCTCATCAGCTCGGTATATCCTGCGAATTCGCCTTTCCAGTAGACTTCAGACGGAGCTACGCGTGTGTCAAATATGAGATTGTACGGATCACGACGTTTAATTACATTGCCTTCCCAGATTACTTCTTTTGGGCGCGCTTGAGTTGTTGAGAATGAGAGGTCAGTCTCTAGTGCAGCAGTTACAACACGCTCCCAATTTACTTCGATTGCGGATAAATTGTACTTAAATCCATCGCGGAAGAATAGCATGAATTCCCGCACCCAGCCGCCGCGCACAGATTGATCCTCGATTACAGTCTCCATTTGCAGAGCTGCATCCATGTTTGCTGGATTCGAGACTACTCCAAAAATAGGGTGGCCAGTTAGGAATACAGATGATTGATATGTGACAGCTGCCTCAACCATCGGCATTACTACAGGCACAGTAATATTCTGGAACTTGGTGGGATCGCCGTAACGATTGGCTAACTTGGCGCGCTGATTCTCCTGTGTGAAATCGTTTTCTCGAATGTAAGCTAAATCGATTTTGCGCATCTGTTCCCGCAAATTCCAATTGCGAGATTGCATGTCGTAACAGGAGTGATGATACTGCAACAGTGCTTCTTGCGATTTCTTGGTGACTAGCATCGGTGTATTAGGCATTGCCATTTGATTAGTTCCTTTAGTTGTTTTGTGTTACCACGTCTTACCGCGCTCGTACATCAACGGGAATGTAGTGGGATTCAGTAAGTTATCCGATTAAAATGCACAATTCACCTCAGGAGATAGAATCTCAATACTCCTGTTCTCATCATTTATCAATACATTCATTGATACAACGAATTCTCCATACATTTCTAGCACCTTTGGTGCATACGCAAGAAGGTCAAGAATATCGTCAGTATTATCGCGGCGCAGTGGATTAAATTGCATTATCTGCAAAAAGACCTCACTGCGAACATCGGTGTCGACATAGATCTCCCCAGCTTGTAGCATCTTGAACATATTGAGAATCCTGCTATTTTTGGAGTAGCCGCCAGGATATAATTCCACATGCTCGATACCGTATATTCCACGCTGCTCACATATGAACCTGAACCAGTAATTCAATGTTGATTGATAAGCTACAGATTCAGCGCAGATGAGGCGGCAATTGTATTTTAATGCGAATGTGAGGGCGCGATGGATTGTATCACCTGGAGACAGTCTCTCATTTACAAGATCCCGCAAGACTGGGTAGCCATCATATACCTCGAAATATCCTATCGCCACAGCATCTGAATTAACCTTTCCCGAACTAGGATCGATAATAATGAAGTTTCCGGCTGGTATATCTCCACTCTCATAGGGAAGCGCGGGAAGTAGTGAAAGATCAATGAGATTATTAGAGGAAGCTGTTTCATCATTTAATACCTCAGCGTAAAATATCTCAGGGCGCCCCATTGATAGGTCATTTTCATACTCTCTCATCAATTGGGATATTGGCTGCAAGTCTTCCCACAGAGATGTACCATCTGCACGAATACCGCCAGCAATGAATTTAACCCAATTAGGATTAGATTTAAGTTTACGCAAGATTGACCACTTAGTTGGATACATATTCGCAGTAAATAGGAATAGGCAACCATGCGGCGATTTAGCTTTCATCGCAGTTCCTACCATCCAGCGCTCGAGAGATTCAGCTTGTACTTGCGAATCTGCATTCTCACGCGATTGGATGTCATCAAATAACATTACATCTGGGCGCTCATTCTTAAGAGTGATACCGCGTATGCCACTGTCAGCACCAACAGCGAGTAGGATAATATTACGACCTCTAAAACCAAATTTTTTAAGTTCTTGTCTGTCAGTCTCGACCCCAAGTTTCCAATCTCCAAAAGTCTTTTTAACATTTTCTTCCTTGAGCATGTCCATAATATCGGAGAGAATATTTACAGCTTTAGATGTATTCTCGCAAATGATAAGGATGAATTTACGATCTGTAAATAGGATACAGTATAAGATGAATAATTTCATCAGTGCAGTTTTACCAAAACCGCGAGGTAATCCAAGAGCTAGTTGAGAGAAATCTCGCTTCTTTTCAATGTAACCTCGTAACCAGTCCCACACTACTAGGAATACTGGAGGGTAGGCATATTGATATACGGTAGGTATTGCAAGACCTGCTAGGAAATCGAGAGAAGTTCGAGAGAGATCTACCACCTGCTGCGCATGGAATGTAGATTCAGACAATTGCGATTCAGCGGGCTCAATGGAGCCGGTGGATTCAGCCAGTTCTGGCGCTTCTTCGGGATAACCTAACCTAGAGAGGATTGACATTGTGTTTCTTTTCTGTCACATATGAGACTGTGGAATATTGGATGCCGGCCAGCAATGCGCGCGCGGCCTCCTTATTCTTGGAGAGCAGCTGCCGATGTTTGTAAGCCGCTTCTGCGGATGCAACTGCCGAAACTTCACGCAGCAATTGCAACTCTCTGAGCGATGGCATTTTCATTACCAACTCCTTTGCGCGATTTTAATAGAGAATCTAATGAGCCTGATTGTATTGTAAGTAAGTTCTGAGGTGTGGACTCCGCTGTCTCGATTGAAGTAACTTGCCCTTGGATATTAGTCTGAAATTTATTGATGATTTGCATCGGAATCGTGAGCTGAATAATTTGCTGTTTTTCGATGATTGAATCTGGCGTGGATGAGCCGCGCCGCTTGGCTGCATTGATTACACTGATTGCTTTTAGTATCTCCATTGGACGATGCATCAATGGCATACAGTCGCGAAGGCGCTCTAATAAATCATCCTCTAAAGCGTCATAAGATGAGTCCCTTTCATTGTGCTTTGCTAGATTCTGGTAGCGTAATTCCGCCACGCGCGCCGCAAACTGCTCATCTGACAGCAGCTGCGAGATGCGCGATGCAGAGATACCAAGAGAGGCTGCTACTATCTCCGGCGCG